CGGGATTCTCCTCCCTTCAGAAGTTACCGACAAGAAATTCAACGAAGGTACGGTAATCCGTGCATCTGAGGACTGTAAGATTACTGCTGGAGAATATGTAATTTTTGGAGATTACTCGGGAAATGAAATTTATGATACAAGCACAGACGAGATGCTTATTCTAATCATGGAAGATGATGTCTACTGTAAAGTACAGGAGGACGAATAATGGTATATGATATACCAGAAGGGTCTCTCCAAGAATCCATTTTCATGGATAAGTACGCATACCCTGGAGAGACTAAATGGAAGCAGTTAGCAAAGCGCGTCTCCAAGGCAGTTGCATTACCTGAAAAAAGAGAAGTTAGAGATCAGATCGAGAAGAAGTTCTTTGAAGCTATTAATTCCGCCGATTTTTGTCCAGGAGGACGTATTTTATTCGGAGCAGGACGTAATAAGTATAACATGCTTAACTGCTATGTTCTTGACCCGGAAGATTCGGTAGAAAGCATCGGCAAAACCATTGCAGACATGTATAAGATTTCGTGTGCAGGTGGTGGAGTAGGATTCAACTTCTCTAAGATTCGTCCTAAAGGAGACGACATCCAGAATATTCAATGGTCAGCACCAGGCTCAATTTCGGTCATGAAGATGATTAACGAGATTGGTGAACACGTCCGCGCAGGTAAAAACCGAAGAACAGCTTTAATGTCTATATTAGAGGTTAGCCACCCTGATTTCCTAGAATTCTTATCTGTTAAGCTAGATCGTAAGGAGCTTACGAACTTCAATATCTCAGTAGCTATTAATAATAGATTCATTTCAGCCGTGGAGAACGATGAAGATTGGCATTTTACATTTGAAGGTCGTCATAATAAGTATTTCTGTTATAACGTAGAACGTACAAATGAAAAAGGTGAGGTAGACACTATAATGGTAGTCGCCAAGGACGAAGACGACGCTGTAGGAAGAGCAGACCAGAACCACAAAGTAGGTTGGACTGATACGTTCGCAAACGCAGTACTATCACCTCTTAAAGCTAAAGACATTTGGGAAAGACTTCTAGATAATGCGGTTGAATCTGGAGAGCCAGGTATATTTAACGTTGATTTAGCAAATGAGTTTACCAATGTATCTTACTTTGAAGAAATGCCTGCTACTAATCCATGTGGTGAAATTACACTTCCGGCTTATGGCAACTGCTGTCTAGGGCATGTTAATTTAGCTAATATGGTAGACATGGATGGAAATATCGACTACCGTAGGTTGGCTAGAACTGTACGGGTAGGAGTTCGATTCCTGGATAATGTTCTAACTGCGAATACATTCCCAATTCAGGAATGTGAAGATGTAGGTCTTAGAAGTCGTAGAATCGGACTAGGTGTTACAGGTCTTCACTATTTCCTAATTAAAGCAGGGTTTAAATACGGTTCTGAAGCATGTTTGGAATTTCTTGAACGTCTATTCTCTACTATTAGAAATGAAGCATATAAAGCGTCTATGTATCTTGCCCGTGAAAAGGGAAGTTTCCCTAAATACGATTTCAAAAAGCTTAAAGATGAGAAGTTTATGAAGACTATTCCTGCAAGAATTCGTGCGGATATTAAAAAGAATGGATTACGAAACGCAGTTATGCTTACAGTAGCCCCAACAGGTACTATTAGTATGGTATTAGGAGTTTCAACAGGTCTAGAGCCTATTTTTGCACCTGTGTATATGCGTAAGTGGAAGACCTCTACACCTGGAGTATTTAATGAAAATATTGTAATTGACCCACTATTTAAGGAGATGTACCTACGAGGTAGAGACCTTACTCACTGTGTTGGAGCCTATGACGTAACTCCTGAAGAGCATATGAAAGTACAATCAGTAGTACAGGCTCATATTGACTCAGCAGTGTCTAAAACTTGTAACCTGCCCTCTGATTTTAAACCTGAAACTTTATACGAGGATTTACTATCCCAAGCTCACGACCTTAAAGGGGTAACGTTTTATCGAGCTGGTTCTAGAGGTAATGAACCTTTAACAACTGTAGACCATACCACTCTCGATTTAGACGCTCTAATTACTTCAGGTAAACTTCAAGAGTTAGCATCATCTATCGATACTTGTATTGAAGGAGTGTGTGAAATATAATGCCGATGTATAATTATAATTGTAGCTCCTGTGGTATTATCTTTGAAGAGTTAGTATCGGGGGAGTATTACAAAGAACCACAGGAGCATGATGATTGCGGAAATCTCTGTGAAAGAACTGCTGAAGGGCAAGGAGTTTACGCGCACGGTATAGGATTAAAGGAACATTCTAGGTCTTCTGGATCTAGTAGCCGTAGAAAAGTAGAAGAGAAGTGGATGAAAGATGAGATTGTAAAGACTGGGGAGGCTATTGAGGGTAAATCTGGAGTGTCGCCATATACTAACTATCAAATCAACCATGAAGAGGCTGCAAAACAAGGTATAGCTAAAAAGGTAGACCCTGCCACTGCTAATAAGCGTAAGAAAGGATCTCAGAAACTAACCCAACACGTCGCTAAAAATATGTCGAAAAGTGATAGAAAACGTTCTGAAGATGGGCATAGTATAAAGGATAATTAAATAATTATTTTTTCTTAATTATTTTAAAGAGGTAAAGTCCTTTTATATCATAATGGCTACCACCTATGAACTATCAGATAATATCCAACGAGGTATTATATATTTATCCAAGTCGGATCCACATTTCTTAACTCAAGCTATGCCTATGGTAAAAGCTGAGTATTTCGAATATCCGTCACACCAGAAAATGTACAAGATTGTTGTAGATTATTATCTTAAGTACAAAAAGCTTCCATCGGATGATTTTATCCTCGAAGACGTAAAACAGGTAAAAACTTCTAACGAGTTATTCTCAGATTACCGAGACGAGTTAGACCTTATTAACGGTCTAGATGAGAATTCCTTAAATAACGAGGATTACCTTTTAGACCTAGTTGAAAGCTTTGCAAAAGAGCAATCCTTAAAGGACGCGATTATCCGCTCTGCAGAGATGGTAAAGGCTAAGAAGTATTCCGAGATAGAGCCTATCATGCGAGATGCGATGACAGTAAGCCGTAATGTAGATTTAGGGCTAGATTATTTTTCAGATATTGAAGAACGTTGGGACCGTTTAAATTCAGACACTCATAATGCTGAACATAGAACGATTTTTAAATCACTTAATGACGCACTTGAAGGCGGATTGGCATCTAAGGAATTAGCCATGGTAGTCGCCCCTCCGGGAGTCGGTAAATCTCTTTACCTTGCTAATCAAGCTGTACGATCTTGTTTAGACGGGTCCAATGTTCTTTATATTACCTTAGAAATGGCTGAGGATAGAGTAGCGCAACGCTTAGATAGTATCTTTTCTCGCATTAAACAAGACCAACTTAAACACCGTTGTGACGATTTAAAAAATAGGCTGGAACAGGTTACCGCAACTGTACCAGATAGAGGAGGCTTAAAAATTAAAGAGTTCCCTACAAAAAGAGCAGGTGTTAATCAACTTCGCGCTTATTTAAACCAGTTAAGTAATTATGAAAACTTTAAACCGGATGTCATCATAATAGATTATTTAGAATTATTAGCTACTGAAAGTGAAATGGCTGAATACCAAGCTCAAGAACGTCTAGCCCAAGAACTACGAGGTTTAGCTATTGAGCACAAATGTTTAGTGTGGACCGCTACCCAAACTAATAGGGAGGGTAAAAAGGTTCGACTTATAACAGATACAGAGTTAGCAGACTCGTATGGAAAAACTCGAGTATGCGACTTAGTAATATCAATTAACCAAGATGAAGAAGAATTCGATAAAGGTAAATCTAGAGTTTACATCATCAAATCCAGAAATGGCAGGGCAAGATTTATTATCCCAGCTAAAATGGATTATCAACGACTCGTAATAGGACAAGAATAATGACAGATTATAGAGATAGAAGACCACCTGCAACTGATAGTATGCTATCTGCACTCACGAAGGTTTTAGCAATGGGAGCACTTATGTTTTCAGTAGTTTATGGAGTAGGGATACCTATGTACTTAGCAATTAAATCAACGTTCTTTTAAAAATGAGTTACGAACACCCAAATATTTTACATATAGGATTTAAGTCTTATAAAATCGTACAGAAAGATTTATCTGACGAGGATGGAGTAGAGCTTTATGGCTACGTAGATTTAACTACTAATGTTATTTACGTAGACCCAAGCCAAGAGAGTATTGACTATAAAGGTACTTTACTTCATGAGATTCTACATGTGGGATTCAATTTGTTTGGATTAGGGGATGATGACGAAATGCCTGGAATTATAAATGAATTCCTAACTACTATTACATCTAATATGATGCAAATGTTAGTAACTTTAAATCCAGAACTTTTTGAATTTATATTTTCCAGAGAATCTTCTCCAGAATCTGTAGAAAATGTCTATAATATAAAGAGCGATGAATAACGAGATTAAAGAACTATACGATACCTTTGCGGATGATTACCTAACCATCTCAAAGAAGTATCTGCAAATAAATGATTCAGATATTGAGGCAACCTTAATGAACCATTCTGCAATCTATGCTTATTTCGCCGCTCTTCTATCCTTTGCAAAAAAGGTCCGAGATGATATAACTATTAAGTTAGATAAGGATGAAGCAGACATAATGTCAGCTAGAAGAGCATCACTGGAGTCAGTAGGAACTAAGGTAACCCAAGGAGCTTTAAACTCATACGTCTTATCCGTT